GAGAATGTTTTATGGGTAATACCCAAGTTTGTATATTCAAATATACAGATTTGAAATCGACAGAATCTACAGTTCCATATACCGATTTCATTTTTTTGAATCCCTGAATTTTACAGGTTTTTCCTTTTTTCATTAATTTTCATTTGTTTAAAAGTTTATTTTTAAAAAAATTAAGTATAAATGATATCATTGTCAAAAAAATTGTTATATTGGCGATATTTGTATAATATGATTATTGTAAAATTAGATAAAAATATGTCGCTTGAAAAAGCTCTGAAGATTTACAAAAGTAAGATTATTAAGACAAGACAACAATCTGAATTGATTGAGAGAAAAGAGTACACCAAAAAATCCGTAAAGGACAGGGACTCTCTAAAGAAGGCAATTTACGTTCAAAAAAAGTTTAAATCAAATTAAAGATTTTCGTTTAAATTCTTTAACTTAAAGTAAGTTAACTTGTCGTATTTTTCTGAAGAAACTTTTGTTAATGTTTCATCTATTCTTGAATGAATTGTTACGTCCGATTCAGATGATTTCATATTCTCTAATTTTGTCAAAAGACTTTCTTTAACTAATTGAAATTTTAACTTTAAATCTTTGTCGTCTTCTTTAAGAAGTCTTGTTAATTCTTGTTTTTCAGACTCATTTAAATTCTCTACGTAGTTTGAGATTGTTTTGTTTGCGACCTTAACCATTGCACTAATAGGAATATTAACAGGTTCTTGTTTTTTAATAGGAGTTCTTTTTAATGACTCAGTAACAACTTTTTTTGCTTTGATATTTGATTCTATGTTTAACACATCTAAATTAAAAACGTTATCAACGTGTTCATAAATGTTGTTACATTTAACATCAGATAACCAAATATTTAATTTTTTTAAATCTGATTCAGTTATTTTATTTAAGGTATTTTCGTAAATTTTAATTGACTCGTTAATATAGTCTTTCGCAACAGATTCATTTAATCCTTTGTTGGAGTTTAATTCATCATACAAGTAATATAGTTTACTTAAATTTTTATTTGCTAAAACTAAATAATTAAAGTTTTTAATTTCGTCTTTAAATGTGTTATTAGAGTAAGATTCTAATAATACTTTTTCTATTTTTGATTTTATAATACCAAATTTCATTTTTATATTTTTTATATAAATATTAATCTTTTAGAATATTTCTTAATTGTTTTTCTATTTCTCCTAATGAATTTCTCGCCTTTGATAAATCTATGTAAGAATCTTCATTAATTAGACCTTCAGATTCTAATAGAATATTTAAATTATCTTTTTTAAATGACTCAGGTGTTACCGCCGCTTCAGGTGCCGGTGGAGGTGGTGGAGCTCCTCCACCCATTTCTTCACCTCCCATTCCACCAGGTTCTCCTCCGCCAGGAGGTGGTGGTGGAGTTGCTGCAGATGCTGTTGAACCTGTAACAACTTTATATAATTTATCTACATTATCAAATATACCTGTATGAGTAATGATTGTCGCAGTTCCTGTTAATTCAGCACCAACGGCCTTCTCAATTCTTTGTTGTTGTAAGTCAAGTTTAATTTCATCATCAGAGAATCCAAGTATATGTTTTTTAGCCCAAGATACAGATGTCGGAGCAATACCTTCAATTGCGGTTACGGAGTCTTTATAAGCTAATAATTTTTCTTTCCAAACATCAATTTTTAATAAATCGGCTTGAGAAGAAGGATTTGTTAATGTTAGTGTAAAATTATTTAACTCATCTTCAAATCCTAATAAAAATAAATGAATAATTGCAATCTTATTTAATTCTCCAATCATTGATTTTTGAATCTTATTAATTGTTCTTGCAAAACGAATATCTAATAATGATAAATCTTTTCCGCCACCAACTGGTTCTTCAAAACCTAAGAAAGCTTTTGGAACTCGGAGAGCCGTTAATAATTTCTTTTGGATGTATTCAATATCCGCAATTTCTCCCATGTTCTGACCACCTGGTAAAGTTTCAATTGGTGATGCTTGTGCCGGGTCTCTAACAGGGATAAAATAATCTTGGTCAACCGCCATTTGATTAAATCTCATATCAACATTTCCCGTCTTTGAATCCACAACTTGGTCTCTTTTAAATTTGTTAGCAACACGTTGTACATACGCCTCAACATCTTTATCATCCATATTACCTACAAATACTTTAAATACACGTCTTTCAGGGGCTCTTGCGGTTCTGTATATTAACATCGCGTCTTCAGATAATAATAATTGTTTCCAAATACGTCTTGCCTTTTCTAACATTGAGGTTCCGTATGGTAATTTTCTATCATCACCTAATAATCTAAAATGAGCAATTTCCCAAGAATTAAATTCCATATCCTTGGTTTTCCATTTAAATCTTAAACCTTTGTTTTCTTCAGGTTCTTCAAGTCTGGATGTTTTCGCTGGCATACCTCTCTCCAAACGTTCAATTTCTATGTTTGGTAATTGCATACAACCAACAATTCCTTTTTCAGAATCTAATTTAAGATAAACAAAATTATCACCATACTTACAAGCGTTTCTTGTCCACATTGGTAGATTAATATTGATATCTAACACATTGTTGAATAGGTCAGCCAAGATTGATTTAATACGTTTTGATTCTGAATAAATTTGTAACATATAACCATTTTGATTAACAGTTGTGGATTCTTCAGCGTATATGTCTAAAGCAGTTGAAATCTCAGGAGTATACTCCATACTTTCGTAATCGTAAAATGACGCCAATCTTGTTGGTTCGTAATAAACTGCTTGAGTATAAAGATTACTTTCAATTTTCGCCCATTGATTTGCTAAGTAAAATGTTTGTTGAGCTTGTAATTTTTCTTTCTCGTATTCTTGTTTGGAGTTTGTTTTAAGTAATTGTTCCTTATCAAACTTATATGTGGGATAATCCTGATTTAACAAAGCGTTAGGACCCATAGCCCTTTGTAGTCTTTGCCAAACCGTTAAATTCTTTTCGTTCTTATTATTTTCCATAGTAATAATTTTAACTTTAAATCTTTATAATTAAATAGTTTAAAAACTGAAGTAATTATTGATTTAATTATATAATACCAAGAATTCGTTTTATCTCTTCTAATTCTTCCGGAGTTGCTTTTAAAATTGCGTCTAATGCTAATCCTTTTGGTGGACCATCTGGTAAATATTCTTTCATAATCATTTCACCCTCATCGTTGTATGTAATTTTATTACAACCTTCTCTTGGTGTTCCGTCTGGTTTTAATAAACCGTATTCGTATTCTATTCTCATATTTTTAATTTTTTATAAAATGTAAGTCAACAAAAATTCCACAAGATGTTGGTATTGACATCCAATTAGGGGTTTCCCATTTTATCTGAACTTCGTCATTCACATTTAATGATTGTGAAAGACTTGAATTTATTACCGATTGCATTAATGGTGCAGTTCCACTAAATGAAACATTATTTGATAATAAAACATCTGTGTTATTGTTTATTCTAAAATAAACGGTGGAAAGTTCATTCGAACCTCCGCTACCAAGAGCGTACGTTGTGATTGTACAACCAATTAATGTACAGTTAAAAGGTATATTATATTTGTTTAATGTTGGACTTGAAAAAAGACTACTCGAACTAACGACAGTAGTATAATAAGTCGATAATTGAGACGGATTTACACTTGTTAATTGTTGTCTAAAAGAAAATCCTACACCACTATAAGTAATTGAACCTGTTGTTCCTGTAACGACATTTCCACTGTTATCTAAACCTAAATTAATGATTGGACTTCCTCCGCCAATAGTTCCAATATTAAGTGTTCCACCTATTTTGGTATTTCCTGTAACGTCAAGTGATTCAGTTGGGGTTAAAGTTCCAACACCTATTCTAATGTTATCAACATCCACAGTTATTGCGCTTAATGAACCAAAATATACATTACCTTGGTCACCATTATTAATAAGTAATGGTGAATTAGATTCGATAAAACTGGTTTTAGCCAACGCCATAGTAACTAATCCGTCATTTCTAATGGAAAAATTAGTCGTTCCACTACTATCTTCAACCTTTACTGCGTATTGTGAAGAATCGTTAGTTGTTCCCGCAATGTGCATTTTTGCAGTTGGGGTGGTAACACCAACTGACCATTCACCACTTGTTAAATCAACAAATGTTTTTTCGTCTGATGAGAATTTTGCCCTTTTATTTGGGACTGTGGAACTAAATTTAATATCATTATCAGTCTTAATTTGTGGTGTTATAACTTCTGTTGATGTTACCCCACTATTAAATGTCACTGGTTGATATACGGTTCCTCCTGTTACGGTGGGTTGCCAAGTCGCGTTTCCATTACCATCTGAAGTTAGTACATATCCTGGACTGGCCCCAGACATCACTTGCAAAGTATTTGTTTTTGTTTTTCCTGTAACATCTAAATCTGGATTTATTGTTACCCCAGAATTAAATACGGTTACCCCTGTTACAGTACCCCCACTCAATGGAAGGTAACCAGTCTCAAATGTTTGAGTTATGGTTGAGAATGGTATATTATATGTTATACCACTATATTCTACGGCAAATAGTGTATCTATTGTAATACCCGTTAGTGTTATTAATTGTCCTATTGTTTTACCTGTTAAATTTGGCATTTTTTTACTTTATAAATATTATATTATGGGTCAACAAACAATAAATATTCGTCTTCACCTGGTGATAAATAAGTTTCACCGTCAATTAATAATGCGTCAATAATTTCTGGTGTTGGTTCGGGACAATCTACAATTAAATTATCACCATTTTCAGTTATTATTGAATCTAAAAATTCTGTTGATAGATAACAAATTTCTATTGGTGTTGGTGTTGGTGTCGGAGTAAAACTCGGAGTTGGTGTTGGTGTTGGAGTCGGAGGTATTGTTGGTGTTATTGTTGGAGTTGGAGGTATTGTTGGTGTTATTGTTGGAGTTGGAGTTTGACTTGGTCTAGGGATTCTTTCTATCTGCGACTTAATCGATTCTTTATCGTTAGGTTGTCTAACAACAGTATATATCCCTTGCCCCGGAACGTTTAATTTACTTCCACCAATAAACCTACCTGATTTATTTCTCCTGATTAAACCCATTTTTTGTATAAATATTAACGATGACCAAATAGCCAACCGTATTTCATATAATCTTCTTTTGTATAACTGTTATTTGATGTTGACTGTCTTTCATTATATACCGGAATTACAGGGTTAAATGATAATTGATTTGACACACTTTCAGTATTACTAACCGACCAAGAATTTAACATAGCCTTTGTTTGTTCTGTTACTTTTGTTAAACTACTAAAAGAAGATTCCGCAACATATGTTGCCATAGCAATTGACATAATTAAATCGTCATGATGACCTTTTTGATGGTCTGGTCTTCCGTTAACATAAATGAATGTATTCATTTCGTTAAACAATCTACTACTATATATTTTAAAATCGTGTCTCATTGCCTCCTCAAAAGAAGCAATTATTTGAACTCTTTTATTATTGAAGTTTATTCCAGGTATTTTATCTGCGGCATTTGCAACATATTTCCATTTATTCATCATATCCACACCATCAATATATAGGTTTTTATAACCCATCTCTTGAAGTTTTCTTGATGTTGAAACTCCCATACCTCCTGTAATATCGACAACAATAAAACAGTTGTACATATTTGCCCATTTATAACAAACCTCCGCCATATTGTCGGGAGGTAATTTACCAACGTATTCTGCGACTTGTTCTCTTGTATCAAAATCTATGATTTGAAATGAACTAAAATCTTCGCTATCCCCTCTACTAACATCAACCCCCATTACATATTTGTGACCAACAACGGGTTCTCTCCATATCCATAAAGAATTACCCATCATTTTATTTTCAGGTTCTCTGACATAAGTTTCATGTATTTTTTGTAAAAGTTTAGAATCAAATACATTATCACCAGAACCTAAGAAATTACACTCCAACTCTTGTGATACTTTTCGTTTGTCGTACTTTAATTTTTTAACCATTTTTTCAAACCAATCTGAACAAGGTTTGAATCCATCTTGCATTATCTTTTTGGCTTCCTCAAAATTTCTATTGTTAAATGACTTATCCGACCAATCAATTATCTCCACATTCTTATGGTCGTTTTTATTTAAAAGGTAATGAACAATATCGTCAGTTTTAACAAAATATAAATCTTTTGTATATCTTGGGTCTCTAAACCAAAACATTTCAGATACTTTAAAATCGTTTAAATTTCTTAATGCTTGGTCATAAATTTCATAGTAAATTGGGTCAAATCCGTTAGGAGTTGAAATAACAATAACCTTACCACCTGTTGATAGTGACGCCATACAAGCCGCCCAAAAATCACTATCCGCGTCAATAAACGCCGCCTCATCAAATATAAGAATTGTTGGTGTAAAACCACGTAAAGCGTCCTTTGATGTCGCAACCGCCTTTACCTCACAACCATTTGTTAATTTATAATGTTTTTGTGAATTTTTTTCAGGGGCAAAATCAATACCCGTCCATTTAGGCCATTGAGCAACAAACGCCCTTATTTTATTAGCCATCTCTTGAGATGTATCGAGTTTGTTTGCTATAATAAGAATTTTTTCAGGTTTTGTTTTTTGAGCCAATACTAATTTTTTGGACGCCCATGCCGCGGTAACTGTTGTTACACCAGCTTGTCTATATTTCAATGCAATATTTTCATTGTAATTCTCATAGTCTTCTAACAATGAAATTTGGTCAGGAAACAATTCTAACGGTACGTATTTTGAAACCGTATTATCGTATGTTTGTAGATATGTTCTTAATGCGTATGTAGTATCCTTATGACACTTTACATATTCCATTAGAACCTGTTCTTTACTTAAACTCATAAATCATTTTTATATAAATACTAAAAACCCCCATTTAATTTCTTAAATGAGGGTTAATAAAATTATTAATAGTTAATTAAATATCTAAATCAAAATCCCAACCTGAATCAGAATCTTCACTTGACCCATATTGTTTTTTCTTAACATAAGAAGGATTTTGTTCCATCTTCTTTCTAAGTTTTCTTGACTTCTCAACAATACCTTTAATATACATTTCCGCAAATTCAGGTTCTTCTAACCCTAAAGTAAATAATGATTTTGTTAGTCTAAAAAGAACATCCTTATTTTCTTCAGACAAGAACTTTAATAAGAACGGAGTCAATTCTCTTTGTTCTGTAACATCGGTTACAACTTTATTGTAAATTTTATAAAATTCAATATAAAATTTTTCACTATATACCAAATCATAAGCCTCGGTTTCCAATGACGTAGATGCCTTTTTCGCTAATTGTCTTTGTTCAGGACTTCCTTTACCTCCGGCAGATGTAAAGAACATAATAACACCTTTAACTAATTCATGAACAAGTAAAGGTAATGTTCCCGCTCTTGCTTGAATTATAAAAGGACCTGACTGACTTTTAGATTGTTGTTTTGGTGGTTCAGGTCTTTTAGGGGTTTCAGGTTCTTCATCCTCTTCTTCCTCATCCGACCCTCCTTCTTCTGAACCTTGAGATTGTGGTGGCTTAACTTGAATTTGACCAATGTGACCACCTCCACCTGCTCCGACACCTCCAATATCATCAAATAACCAATACATATGTAACATTATAGGTTGGATAACATTTGATAGTTCTATAATTCTATCTCCATCAGGTAATTCTCTTATCTTATCTTCACAAATATCGTACGCGTTTGCATAATACAATGACATACCTCTTCTAAACATATTGATAATCATTCTTCTCGACACTTCATCAGAAAATTCATTTTTTGCTTTTTCTAATGTTTGTGGTGATATTTGAAATGTTGACTCTACTGCCTGCTTAACTTTTTCTTCATCAACCTCAACTCCGGCGGATTCAATATCTCTTTTTAAGTCTTCGATTTTTTGTTGTTTTTCAGCGTCAATATCAGCAAATTTATTTGCAATTTCCTCATCTGATATTTTTTCAATTTTGTTTTTCATCCCTTTTAGTTTGGATAAAAAACCTGTAGTAAATTTACCGTCTAATTTTAATTTTTTATCAAAAAATTCTCTATCAATACCCATAGCTTTCTCAACAGATTCCGTTGCAATCTGTTCAAGTTCTTCTTTGTTTGCCATTTGTAAAGACATCAGTTCTCCCATTAACTCACCAACAACACCCATAAAAGTACTAAACGCGGTTCTTGCATCAGTTTTAAGATTTCTATTCGCGATTGTTAAACTACGACTAACACCTGAACTTCTACCTAATAATTCTTCTAATCTATTAACCGAATCTTTAAATGCTTCAGAAGTAAAAAAATCTACTTGAGCTTGAGTTAAACCAAATTTACTAAGAGGTAATTCACCCCTTTCAATTTTTGATTGTAAAGTTCTACTTGGTCTTGCTCCGCCAAGACTTTCAGGGTCAAATGACATCGCGTCTTCCGTAAGAACATTAATTTTATCTAAAAGATTTTTTTCTTTTTTTGTTAAACCTTCATTGATTAATTTATTATCAAGATTGTTTTTAACTTTTAATATTTTTTCTATTCTGTGATTTAAACTCATTTGTATATTATTTTAACATTCCTTTATTCATTACTTGTTTCATAAACATTGAAAATCCTCCTCCTCTTGCTTCAGGGGCATCCGGGTCTGGGTCATTAAATGGGTCATAATCAATATCAGGTGTTGGTTCTGTAACAGGTTTTGTGTCCGGTTCTTTTTCTTTAGTTCCCGGGTAATCCATTTCAAAAATCAATTTTATAAAATCTCTTTTAGACATTTTTGGATTCATGTTGTCCTCCAATAATTTTGTTATTTGCTTCTCTAATTTACTCTCAAATTGAGGTGAAAGTGTTTTACCAAGATTATTTTTATATAGTTGTGCCGCGGTATTTTTTACAATATTTTGATAGTTACTACTTTCTTTAGTTTCTTTCTTTTTTTCTGGTAACTTTTTAAAATTTGTTTTGTCTGAAAATTCTTTTGCCATTTTACACCATTTTTTTTGTTCTTTTGTTTTTCCATCTCCACATTTTGAGTAGAAATGTTTTTGTTTTTTTTTGGATTCAAAGGACTCATCCAACTCCTTTTCAGTAATTGCACCTGTTGACGATGTTGTCATTGTAATTTTTTTAGTTGTGGGGTCAACGTGTATACCTTTTTGAGCTAATTTTTGTTGGTCACCATTGTTTCCAGGGTCAAAAGTTAAATTAGTAACTTCAGTTTTTGTTTCTTCTTTATTTTCTTTCTTTGTCTCCATTAATCGCAAATATAATGAATTAATTTGAGACTCTGACAAATCTGATAAAGTTTTTGGTTTTAAACCATACTCCATTAATTTTAACATTTTTTGTTTAGTTTTCATATACAACGTTTTTTTCAAATTCGAGAATTAAATCTCTTTCGTATAGTTTAT